GAGGTAGCCAGACCATTGACCGCATTTTTGAGACAGCCACGTTCCAGCGCTGCCGAGTGTAAAAGTATTAAGCAGGATTCCGCCCAGCCCCTCTTTGATGTCTCCGGCTGCGTTTACCACCTGCTGCATCTGCCCCGTCGCAGTTTGTGCCGCTGCTGCCGCCGCGCCGCCCCAGCGCGCCTGCGCTTCCGCCAGAATGATTGCCTGCGCTTCCGCGATCCTGCCTGTATTGGTCAGCCTTGTGATCTCTGCAATCTGCGCTTTTGTAAACTGTATTCCGGACTCTTTGAGTTTTCTGATGCCTTCAATGGGATTGTTCAGCGAGGCACCAAACAGTTTTGTTGCTTCCGGCAGGCTCTTGCCCATCGCGGCAGCCATATCCATCGCGGCAAGCTGTGCCGCCTTGAAATGATCGCCTTTGATATTTTTGAATGCGGCAAGCATGGTCATGCTCTGGAGCGTGACTTCATCGCCGTATGTTGTGATGTTTTGCAGTTCGGAGGCGTAATCTTCAAGCTGTTTTTGAGTGTATCCGGCAGCGTATCCGGTCGCCTTGAGTGCCGCGCCCAGTTTTGCTTCCGCCTGTTCCTGCACGCCATAGAGCGCGACAGAGTCGGAAAGAAAAGATTTTACCGCAGCCGCGGCTTTCATCATGCCGGAAGCAATAAAGTTCCCGATTGCCACGGTTTTTACGGAAAGCCCGCTTTGTGCGGAGACGGTTTTTTGAGTAAAATTCTGTATTGCCGCGGTCTGACTCCTTGTATATTCCGTGATTGTTGTTACGCCGTCTTTGGTTTTCTGAATTACTCTTGCGACCTGCTGAATATCATTGACCGCTTTTGCCGCTCCATTGGATTCAATATTGATTGCGAAAGAAGCTTTATCCGCCATTTTTACACCATTCCTTTTTTATTCAGACAAGATGTCAAAAAAAGGAGATTTTTTTCTGAATCATCCATTGACAATATCTAAAAAGTGTGTATATTATACATATAATAACAAGGGATAAAGAGATGACAAAAGCCAGAGAAATCATAAAAGAACTTGAAAAAGACGGATGGGTCAGGATGAGTGCTTCCGGGAGTCATTACCAGTTCAAGCATCCGGTCAAGCCTGGCAAAGTGACGGTTCCGTTTCATGGAGCGAAAGACTTGAACAACATCACAATTAAATCAATCAGAAAACAAGCAGGATTAAAGTAAAGGGGGTTGTTATGGACAGAAAATATATTGCGGTCATGGATCAGGAAAAAGACGGCTTCGGGGTTGTCTTTCCGGATTTTCCCGGATGCGTCACCACCGGAAAGAATATGAATGATGCGCTGCGCCGCGCGCGGGAGGCTCTGGAGCTCCATTTGCAGGCAATGGTAAAAGACGGCGACAGGATACCGGAAGAAAGCGATCTTGAAAAAGTCTCTGAATGGGTTGCGGAATGTGAGGGAAAACCGCATCTTGCCTGGATCGGCGTCAATCTGCCGGTGTCGAAAGCGGTAAGAATCAATATCACGATTCCTGAAAACCTGTTGCGGCAGGTCGATAAAAAACTTGCAGGCAGGAAAAACCGGAGAAGCGCATTTTTTGCCAATGCCGTAAAAAGGGAGCTTGTCTGTCATAATGGATGAATATTCCAAACGGCGCGGATGCTTCGGCTGGTTCCTTTACATCGTATTCGGAATCTGGCTGATTGAATTTGTCTGTGATTCACTTTATCCGGAAGAATCGGACAAGAAGCCGAAGACTGGCGGATGTATGAAGGTGCTCGGCGTGATTTGCCTTGTCATTTTCGCCGCCGCGATCCTGAATTCCTGTCTGTTCCAATAGCGGCGCGAGATAGTGGTCAGTGATTAGTGATCAGTGGGCAGTGGAGGAAAGGGCTGCCGCCCTTTAACCTGCTTTACTCTGACCACTAGCCACTAACCACTAGCCACTGAAAAAATTTGCCAGCTTGTCAATGGCGTCATTCTGCTGGTCGGTTTCGTCATAGCCCCATTCGATCAGACAGTTCCGCGATTCAATCGGTTTGCCGCCGAAGGTCGCTTCGAGTCTGCCTAAACGGTCTGCTATTACGTTCAGCAGTCCATCCGCTCTGGTGCCGATATCCGGTTCCAGTTGCAGGAAAGCACACCATTCGGCAAAATCATCCGATGACAGCTTAGCCTGCAATTCCGGAACCGTCATGCCGAACTGCCAGGCGAGGCGATACCAGATACGTTTAGACGGATTACTCCTGAAATGTATCCTTCTTCTGTTGTGCAGCCTCCGCGCTCATGCCGTTTACTGCCAGCGCCTTATCAAAGACACGCTGCAGTACGACGGCGTTTTTTGCTTCCAGCGCCTGCACGTCGGACGGGGTAAACAGGCTCTGCCCTGCTTCGTCGCAAATGGCATAGGTGCAGAGCAGAGCGCGGAACCCCGGATAAGACGAATCGCGCCCCGCCGAGGCAATAAAGGAATCTACAGCATCACGTTCCTTGCCGGATATGGATTTTACATAAATTTCCCCACCCCATTCCGGGACGGCGACTTTTTCAAGTTTTACGTCATTGCAATTCAAAATCTGTTCTTTCGTCAACATGATAAATCTCTTTTTCAGTTAAGAGTTAAGAGTTAAGAGTTAAGAGTTAAGAGTTAAGAGTTACCGACTACTTCGCCGACTCCGCCGCCGCTCTTTTTGAGCGTAATTTCGCGAATGAGCCGGTCGCCGCGTTTCAGCGCCAGATTGCCTTTTTTGGAGCAGACAGCCGTAAACGTGACGGGGTCTTTGCCGGTCTGATTGGTATAGGTGATAACCATTTCCTTTTTCTCGCCGACAACAAAATTTGCGGCGTCGGACTCCGGAACCTGCATCGTGAACTCATCGGAATCGTGCAGGTCGGACACGACATATTCTTTTGTATCAGAATTCAGATTGGTATCGTCGATCAGTTCCGCGCTTTCGCCGGGTTCTGAACTCTCATAGACCTTTACCTCTTTGCCGCCCCACGTGATTTTTGCTTTGCAGAATTCTGCCATAATAGCCCTCCTTTTAATTTATAAAGCCGTCATTTTTATATACGATTGTCATACCCCCTAGAAATGCGGGATATTGACTTAAATCACTGTAATATGTGCCCTGTTCCAGATAGAAATCCGGAACGGCGTCCTTCAGTGCGTCTTTGATCTTTTCCGCCATCAGGTCCAGATTACGCAGCCCCGTTTTTATCCTGACGCCGTCTTCCGTTTCAACGGTTGTTTCATCCGTGATGCCGAAGTCAATGTCAACGGATATTTCATCCGCTTCATCGATATCGGCAAACGATATGCCCGACGTGCCCGGAGACAGTATGATAAACGGCGCGTCCGCGATTGGCAGCGGGTCCGTCGGGTCCGCTCCGACCATGACTGCCGCGCCTGTGGCTTTCTTCAAAACCGATGCGATTTTTTCAAGTGTGCCGGTGAACATTTCAACCTTTCTTCAAGTTTGATTTGCGGATCATTTCATCCACGCATTTTTTAATGATGCGCGGCACTTCCCGCGGCATGGTCTTTTTCTGTGCATTCACAAAATCGCGGCGGACACCGGTTTTCAGTCCTCCGTCAAGATACATCCTGATTTGTTTCGCAAGTCTGCGATTGCCGGATTTGCTGGCAGCACGCATTTGCATAATCCAGTAACGACGCTCCTTGCCGGTCAGTATCCTGCCTTTGATATGCTGAAACCGGACTGCCGCTCTTGCCGCCTGATCCGATGCGGTGAAACCGATTGTCACACTGACATTGCCGCCGAACTTATCAACCTTGAAACGGATTGCATTTTTCAACTGTCCGCCATGCCCGCGCCCCTTGACGCCTTTTGCTTTCCGCATTTGCAGCGTAAGCGGATCAAGCGGATCAACATTTCCCTCCGGCGTTCTGCCTTTCTGCAAAGACGTTTTCAGTTCTTTCCGGTAATGCCGTCCGACAGAATACATACCGCGTCTGAATTCTTTCGGGAATTCCTGCGCCAGCTTTTCCATTGAACGCCGGATAACTGCATCTTTGATACTGAAATTGATCATTTTACAAACCTTTGACCGGTAATGCAGGACAACCGGACAATATCGCCGGATATGACAATGTCTTCGATACGGTAGACCGCGCCCCGCGCTTCCAGTTTCCCGCCCCGGCAGGGGAGGTCGGCAAGCGCGGACCGCGGGATTGCCACTTTCAGCCATTGCCCCGTTTTCGAGGCGATTTTTCCTTCCGTTTTCAGTTCGTCGATATTCGATGTGACGGCAGCATATTCCGCCCCGTCAATCGTGACCGGTTCCGTGAAAAACGCATCGTTGAAAAATCTGTCACTCGAAAACGGGTTCATACTTACTGTCCTTCTTCCTCTGTCGGCGCCGTATCCTGATAGACAATCCGGCAGAGCTGTGCGGCATTGCCGACAGCCGCCCCGCACATGATGACCATTGCAAGGAAGTATTTGCCGAGGTCGGCGGAATACCATTTGCGAATCTGGATAGACAGTCCGGAATCAGGATCGGAAACGGTGTCGATTTCGCCGGGGAAATTCGCGGGAGTCGCAGGGACGCGCGCGGCGATGATCAGCCCTTCTTTGCCTCCGGCGAAGCCGTCGAGACCGGCAGGCATCGCGTTATACTGAATGATCGGCGAAAATCCGGAAAGCTGGTCAATCTTTCCGTATTTGATTGCGGCGTCGCCATTGTATGCGCTGGCATTCTTGACTGCGGAATCTTTCAGCAGTTTTGTATACAGCGCCGGTTTCAGGACCGCGCCGCGTTCCGTGCCGACTTTCTGCGTAGTAAGCTGTTCGCCGAGGTCGGCGAGGGCGTCGGAATCAAATTTGGCGGTAAAGGTCTTCGCATTAGTGAAGTTCGCCGCCGTTACCAGATTCAGAACCTTTGCAATCATGCCCGCGGCGACAGCGTTGATGCCCGGCTTGATGAAACGGTCCATAAGATTGATGTTCGACTTGCTCCATTCCGTATCGTTGAACCCGATAACGAAACCTTCCGGCGTCCCCATGTTGACCGTCCGGGATGTCAGGCTGGCATCCTGCGCGGCTGCGGCATAACCGCCCGTAATCGCCGCGCTGGTCGGCTGCCCGGCAAGATGCGTTGTGACCGATTCACCGGCATTCGCGATGTCGGCGGAAAAGTCGGTTGAGAAGACGGAAAGCGCGGGGAGGACATTCACCAGCGTTTCAAGGGACTTCTGCGAGATTTCCGCCATACTGATGTTCTGCAATGTGTTTGCCATAACAATTACCTTTCTGATTTTTGTTGATCAATGAGCTGTCAACTGTTCTTTGTGTTTGCGCCAGAAAAGAGTTTTTTCAGTCGGCGACAGTGTCGCATACTGTTTTAACAGTTCCTCTCTGGCCAGTACTTTCGATTCGGACATATTGACCGGCGTTGCGCCGGACTGCGGAACCGCTGAAAGTTTCGCTTTGAGTTCCTCATTTTCCTGTTTGAGTTCGTCAAGCTCTTTTTTGAGTTCCTTCACTTCGTCCTCATCGTCGCCGTCCGGCTCCGGGGCGGCGTCCCCTTCGGGCTTGTCTGCCGGTTTGTCTTCGCCCTGATTCTTATCCCCTTCCGGCTCTTTGTTGTCTTCACCTTCCGGGGCTTTTTTCTTTTCGTCGTCGCTGTCTTCGGACAAAATAAATTTCGCCTCCTTGACGCTGCGCGCGGCAGGTGCCTTTTCCTGATTCAGCAACGTTGTTTCCGATGATGCGTCCACGCCCTCTTTGCAAATGGCGCACGCCCGCAAGGACCAGTTGCGGAAAATCGTCAAGGGTCCGTGCATCTGAATGCCGTTCACCTCTGCAAGCTGATTTTCAGCGAGGAAATCAAGGTCGAATGTGCCGGTAAAGTCAATGCTTGCCTGCTGCGGAATGCCGTTCGACAGATTGTAAATCACCCGGTTTGCCGGATGCGCCGTGTTTTCGGCATTCGGGATGATCGTTGCATCAATCTCAAGCCCGTATTCCGTCAGATAGGGGCGCCCGTATCCGATTTCCTGTCCGTGCGAGTCGTCAATCGCGATCCTCGGAGGCATCGACATGGTAGAAAAGTCATGCACGAAGTCGCCCCACCAGAAATGAGTGCACGCCATTTTCGAACGTGCTTTCAGGTGAACTTTTACCGCCTTGCCGTTTTCATCGCCTTTCGTCACTTCCGGCGGTTCAGAAGCGGTGAAACGCATTGCGTTTGCGGGCGGCGCCTGTTTGAGTTTTTCAGGGATCATAAAAATCACTCCTTTTTATTTTGTTGTGATGTCAAATCATCATCAGATTTTTTATCCTGCGAAACCGGCGCGCCGGGATTCGCCAGCGAGACCGTGACGTTCTGCTCCTTGAGATAACGCTCCTCCTGTCCGAGTGCGGCGGCATTGTGGAAAAAGTTTCCGAGCCCAAGCTCCTTGCAGATGTTGGCGCGCGTCGTGAGTCCGCGGTCGAGCAGGGATATGTAAGTCGTGACTTCTGCCGGGCGGTCGATGATGAATGACGCGGTCGGCAGCCATTCCCATTCGATCTGGTCATAAGTCATGCCGCGCGGCAGTTTCAGCGCGCCGGTCCGGATGTCATGCCGCAGAATGAAATCTGTGATCTCATCATACACGGCAAGCATCTGCTTGCGTTCATTCTCGGTCGATGACTTATACCGGTTCAGGTCCGAGCGCGACGCGGAATAATTCGCCGCGCCGGAGTCATACATCGAATAAGGGATTTTCAGTGCCGACAGAATCTGCCGGATCAGGAACGTTGCAAAATTCAAAAACTCGCCGGGGGGCGTATGCGATTCAAGAAATTCCGCTTTATCGTTCTGTTCAAGTTCCAACTTCAAGCCGGGTTGAATGTTATATTGAAGCGGCTTCTTTTCCGCGCCGTCGCCGGAAGGACGTTCCATTTCAAAATCATTGCCGCTTTTTTTGCCGTGATCGCGATAAATGACGATACCGAACATGGCGGCAATTTTCGTTTTCAGCAGATAATAAGCGGTTGCATCCATCACATCGCGCGCGGAATTGATGACCGGCATCAGCGGAGAGACGCCGCGTGTCTGATTCGCCTTTCGGAAATAGCCGTCGAAAATCATATTGTCGGCGTCGATCATAGCGGCGTGATGTATGCCCTGACTGTCGCGGATCGCAACCGCGTATTTCTTAACGCGCCCGTAAGGATCGAGCACCAGCCCGTTTTCATTGACGCCGTCCGGCGCGCCGTCCACCTTTGCGATCTGCCATGCTTCCAGCAATTGCAGCATCCCTTGACTGGTCTTGATGATTGCCGCATCGCCGTCCCATAGTTTCGACGCCATGAACGCCCGCGCCATATCGTCAAGCGACATTCTCCCGGCGATGTCTATGCGTTTCTTGCCGAAGCGTTCGAGGCAATACATTTCAAGCGCCTTGTTGAATTCCATATCCGGCGTGCGTGCCTGAAAATTGAAACTTGATGTATAGGTCAGATGTTGATCCACCATCCAGCCCGCAATTACGAAATTCTGTTCAAGGTCCCGCGCAAGCGCCCATGACAGTTTCCGTTTCGAGCCTGCGAGCTCCTGATCCGCTGTAATGATCGCCGGACTCGGCAGGGGGCGCGTCGGCGTATGATTCAATGCACGGTAGGCAAGCTGTGTCAGCAGATGTTTCAGATTCAACATGTAAACCTCCCCGGTATCTTCGGGTATGACACCGTAATTTTATCGGTATTCGGGTTTGCCTCGATCTCCCCGTTGGCAATCGCCTTGTTTCGGTAAAGGTCTGAAATCTTCTGGAGCTTCTCAAGGTCGATTGCCGTGTATGATCTGCCGTCAAATGTCGCAGACGCCTTGCCGTCAACCACCAAATCATAAATCGTCTGTTCCGCGGCTTCGTATATTTCTTTTGCAGTTCTCATGACTTCCCCTTTTTTATCATGGGAAGATGTCAAATGCAAGATAGCGAGATTGCAAGAGTGCGAGATTGCGAGATAGTGGACAGGGTTAGTGGTCAGGAAAAGCAGGTCAAAGGGCGGCAGTCCTTTCCAACATTGCTCATTACTCATTGCTCATTCTTAACTCTAACTCTTAACTCTTAACTAAAACAGAAGCGGGTCGTAACTGATCAGATTTTCCGGCGGCGGTCCCTGCTTCGGTTCTTCCTTCGAGGGAGCAGGGGACTGCTGCTGCGGCAAGGTCTGATTCAATATGTCGGCGCCACCAAGCGATGCCATGACACGGGCAATGGTCAGGGAGTCAAGATAATCGTTGCGCCCCTCCGTGGTCCACCGGTAATACAGTCCCTTATCGCCTTCCAGTTTTTCCGCAAGCTTCTGATTGCAAATCTGCGTAGCATACTCCGCATGTTCCGCTTTTGACACGCCGTAGAGGTCCACCGATCCGGGGGCGCCGGAAGGTAACAGGAATCCGGTCTGGCTGGTTTCGGTCCAGATGTCGGAATTGTAAACCGTGAGACGCCCGAACTGGTCGGTAATGATGATCCAGTCTTTCCCGGTCTGTTCCACATTCGGACCGCGTGCGCGATACTGCATCGCCGCCCGCCCGCGGGTTGCGATGATGTCGAACGGGTATTCATTCGCGTTCATGGCGGTGAATCTCCGTACGGTTGTATAAAGATAACCGGCATCAATGCCGACGCGCCGAATGCGTTGCGGGCGTCCGGCGTGATCGAATATCCGGAGGGACGCGAACTTTCCGCAAAGGTCAGCCAACGCCCGGAAAAACGCGAGCTGCTCCGCCTCCGTATTCTTGTTGCCTTCCCCTTTATAAATGCGCTCCTGTCCGTGCGGAACATGCACGCCGTAAGCGATGACGGCGGACGCAAGGTCACGCGTGGATGAAATCAGATTCCATGTCAGCCCGTAACGGTTCAGGTCCACTCCGGCAGTCACCGTTACCGGCAGAGGCGGCAGGGACAATGACGACGCCCCGTTCATCTTCGCATAAATGCGTTCAGGTCGCAGTTCAAAAACATTTGTCTGCGCGGCAAGCGGCGCATTCTGGTATTCCGCCGCAAACACCTTTTCCCCCTTGTCAATCAGCAGATTATAAGCGTGCTGTATCGCGGACGTCTCGCCTTCTTCGGGGATATAACGATCATCCCAGTAAGCAATTGCGCCTTCATCCATTTCCGCGCGATGCGACGCATAAAACGCATTCGCCGCCGTTGCTGTGTCTTCATCGTTCTGCTGGCTTTCGCGCCGCAGCCTGGCATACTCGCCGAACCATACATCTTTCTCGTGCTTCGCGCGGCTTTCCAGCATGGAGATACGGACGCCGTGCCACGACGGATTCAGCTTCTTATTTGTGAGCTGGTCCATGACATCGCCGCGTTCAATGATCGTTCCGGCGACAAGCGCCGCAATCTTCTTGCCCGGACCGGCAAGACCCAATACGTCGCCGTTGATGGTGTCGATGAGCTTTGTTACGGTCGTTTGCGATTTTGCATCTTCCCGTGTCTGCGGATCGTCCAGCAAAACCAGAGTCGGGCGGGTAGATTCGCCCTTCGGCAGAGACTCATTCTTGCCTCGGATATGGCTTTCAATCCCCAGTGCCTGTATCATGTAACCGGCGGACTTGAGCCCCGGAACATTCGGCATCCGGATGAAGTCTGATTTCCACTCAAACGCAAGCACGTTGCCGTTCTCATCCTGCATCATACGTGCCCGTTGCGCCACGCCGCGGATTGCGCGTATCGGTCCGCATAACTCCGGGTAATCTTCATTGAGTTTGTCGTTGCTTTCAAAGTCGTTTTTGATGATCTTAAGATTTGCCTTAGCTTCGGTCGCACTGCCGCCGATGAAGATGATATACGGTGTGATTGCTTCGCACATGCTCCAGATGCACGCAATCCGCAGCCATGTTGTTTTCGCTGATCCACGCGGGAACGCAAATGCAAAATTACCGCCGTCCCGGATGACGCTTTCCAGCTTGTCAACAAAAGATTTATGATACCGTGACGGCTCTTTCGTAAATTTAGGGGAAAAATACTTGTGCCCCCATTTCCAGAGTGTCCCGCGTATGCTCTGTCGAATACCTTTCTCGATCTTTACGGTTCTCTTTTTTTCTCTGTGTTTATACACACGTGTTTTGCTGTTATCTTGTTTCATATCCATCTCCGTTACAGTGTTACACTTGCGAGGTGTCGCCCAGTTACCTTGCCGGGGTTATCGCTCCGGAAGGACCCAATAGGGGGCTGGTTGTTTTTTTGACCTTATGCTTTTTCCGTAAAATGATCATTCCTGTATTTTTTTGTCTGATGATAAGATACCGCCTTGCGATACATGAGCTCTTTTACCCATTTGTAAGACTTCGCAAGCTGTTTCATACGCCAGTGTATTACCTGTCTGGATACACCTCTGGCATTGCCGAGTTCTTCATATGTTACATATGGATCAATCAGATTATCCCGCAGCAAGACGGCGTCAAAACGGCTTATATCTTCAATTTCTTTCAGGTCTTTCAGAATTCTCCCGAAGCCTGATAAATCAGTTTCCATGATTGCCGTTCTGCGCATTTCATTATAGACCTGCTGCACGTCTGCGCCCATGAGTTCCGCAAATTCCTTGACTTGATTTTCAAACATCCGCTATTCTCCTCTTGTTATGCGCGTGATGCGTGGATGCTATAAAGAGCCCCTATTTATTATACATACATATATATAATAACTTAATAAGTTATATATTAATGTGTTGATTATCAATAATTTATATGTTATGAATTATGTTATGAAGAATTCATTAGTTCCAGAACTTCATTTAAAATCAAGTTATTAAAAATCATAAGTTCAAGAACCTGTTTCATAAGTCAAATCATAAGTTCCTGCGGCACTTTTGCCAGAGTATATTTTGCTCCTTTGATACAACACGGCGGATTACTGATAATCCATCCCATATCTTCCATTTCTCGTAATATTTTTGTGCGGTTATCTGAATTCAGCCCCAAATAATATGTAGCTCTGCTGATTGTCTGCATTGAGACCCCTTTCTCTTTTCCGTGTTTTTTGATGAGACGCAAAAATACTTTATAAATTTTGACCTGCTCTTTCGCAAATTGAGAAGTATCATTGATGTTGAAAAGCATCTGTTCCGCGTTTTTGAAAAACCATAAGACCAGCTTTTCGGCATTGCTCCATGTCGCGGAATCAATCCTGACATAATCCTGCTGTGTTACGGATGTATAATTGACGGACAGCATGACAGCGAAACGCGGCATATACTCATTGACCAGCCGCCGCCAGACCGGATGCAGTTTATCCGGACTGTTTGCCTTGAACATATCGCTCAGGCTGCGCCCGTAGCCTTCCGGCACTTCGACTGTCCCGTGTTTGCGCTGAAATACGGGAATGATCTCATTGAAGCGTTCCAACGTCTTCTGCATGTTGATCCGCGCCGGATCGCCGAAGAATTCCGGCATCCGGGCAAAGAGAAAACGCGCCATGAAACCGCTTGAAATATCCTGCTTCCTTACCACGTCTTCAAAAATTTCAGGCTGTATGTTGGCAATGATGTTCGGGAAACAGTAATCCGTTGACGACGTGCCGCCTTTACCGCCGCGGCTGGAAAAGTTGTGCCTGAAAAAACCTTTGCTGAACGCCTCTGTCAGAAAACTTGTCGCCTTGTGCTGCCAGTGCTTTTCATCCAGCCAGTTCATGAATTCTGAAATGGATATCAGCCCGTTCGGATATTTTTTCAGGGCTTCGGCGATACCCTCTGCGCTTCCACTGGTGCCGATGCTCCAATTGTGCGTGTTGGCGACCGTGTCAAGCAGATTGCCGATATCTTTTCCGCTTGCCGAGTTCGCCGCAAGCAGGGCGTAGACGTTGCAGACCTGCCCGCCTGCGGTATTGATCCGCAGACGCGCCCGCAATGCCCCCAGCGGCGGCAGAAGCGATGCGGTTGCGGCGTCGGGGACGCCTTCTTCCGACAGGGCGCAGCCCAGTGTGACGATTGCTTTCAGCAGCGCGGCTTCCAGCGGCAGCGGCGGGATCGTGACACTGGAATAGAGCTTGACCAGCTCCCCTAAAAGTGTCCCTTCCAGTATCGCTTCGACTGTATCGTTCGACATATCCCGCCACGGCTTCGCTTCCTCGATTTCTTCCATTTCTTCCATGTCATCGGGTTCGTCGGCATCTTCCGTCGCCGCGATCGCTGTTACTGGCTGCGCATGATGCGTTGATACCGGCGGCGGGCTCTTTTTCTGATAACCGGGCTCCAGCAGTTCCCGCAATTTACGCCAGTCATTCCCTGCGCAGGAATTGTGATGACACACAAATCCGATTGCCCCGTTTGCCTGCTCCGTGATGACTGCGGACTTGTTTCTGTGTTCCGGATTGAACGGGCAGACGTCAAATACCCATTTTCGTCCGCCGTTCCATTGCTGCGGCTCGCTGATGTCATGACAATATTTGCCGATCCAGTCATCAAGGTTGAACGGTTCGGCTGCGCTCTGCTGATAATCCGCCAGATTGACCCCCGCGAGCACGCCGCTTAAATCCGCGCCGGTCTTCGCGGCTTCCGGCAGAATCAGTTCCGGCGTATCATCCAGTCTGACGGCGGTGCGCAACTGTGCAGGCGTGACGATCTCCGGTGTTTCCGGCTGTTCTATGATCTTTGCCATGCGGTGCGGTCGGTCTTCCACCGGATCGCCTTTACAGTTGTATGTTCCCGGCAGCCGCCAGATACGCGCGGGATTATGTACCGTGACGTCGATCTTGACTTCCGGCGTGCTGCACCACTTATCCAGTTTTTTCAGGAGCTTTTCAACCAGCCCGCCATCGTCGCGCGGCAGGTCGATGCGATACATCAACTGCGCCCCGTTCCCGGAGTCGATATACAGCGGGTCCGCCCAGTCTGCGCCGGCAAAGTTGCTGCGGATTTCCTGCGCTTTCGCCAGCGCCGCGGCATGTTCCGCGCCGGAACTTGAGATACCTGAAGGTCTTACCGCGTCGCAGTCGATCAGCAGCCAGCGGCGGCAAAGGATGTCTGCATCGGTCGTTGTGCTCTGGCTCCGGTATTCAATGCCCCGCAGACGGTTGCTCGACCGCGCAATCAATGCCTTGTTTACCGGGTTCGGCGTGTAATAGACTCCGAGGCAGAGCCTTATTTTTTCGATCTCATCCGCCGCCGCGTCGATGTGGTCGTAATCAAAATATCCGCTTACGACATGCGGGCGCATGAGTTGTGCCGTCAGCGCGTCCAGTATCCGGATTTCAAATACATCGCCCGGTAAAAATACTTTCCTCAATGCCCCTGTGATTTCCGCTTTGTCAACTTTCATTTTTCCCTTTGTCCTTCCAGTCTTTTTTTTCAGTTAAGAGTTAAGAGTTGAAAGGCAGGTTAAAGGGCACCGCCCTTTCCTTCACTCTTAACTATTTCACTCTTAACTATTAACTAAAATGGTACGTCCTCGTCTGTCAGTTCGATTTTCGCCGCTGTAATGCCTTCTGCCGTGTCTTCGGCAAGTGCGGCGATCAGCGCCGCTTCTTCCGCGTCCGGTTCGTTTTCCGCAAACGTATATTTAACGATTTCGGGGAATCGTTGCCCCGCGGTCGTCTTGAGTGTGATTGCGACAGGTTTTTTCAAATACCCTTTTTGTGCAATCTGGACGCATTCGGCGGCGGTGCCGGGCGGGTCTATTTCCGTCCGTTCCCTCCACCATTTTTCAAATTTCCGCCTTGCATACCCTGTGTGTTCCGGGCAGACCCATTCCGCCTGAAAATCGTTGAATCCGATCATGTAGTCAATCCGCATGGTCTTCGGCGTGCCCTCGTCCGCGTTGCGCTTCGTGTGCGTGCAGTAATAGACGTCCTTTACGGGGTATTCCAGTTCCGACGATTCGCCGGAAAGTATGCCGTCCGAGCATGCACGTGAATCATGCCGCAGTTCGCGTTCTTCCCGCGGGAACTCATACCCGCAGTCAGGGCAGGCGGTGCGCCCGGCGGGAAAAACGCTCTGGCACTGCGGACACTCCCGGACCGGCGCGCCGCCGTTGCCTTTCCTGCCCGGATTCTCCGTGATGCGGATCATATCAACGGGACCGTGCCGCATGATGTTGCCGCCATAATCAAGAATCAGACAGTCGGTCTTTCCGGTGTCTGGCGAAAGCCGGAACCCGCGCCCTACCATCTGATAGTAAAGCCCTGCGGAATTGGTCGGGCGCAGGATCGCCACGCAGTCGATCGCCGGAGCGTCGAACCCGGTCGTCAGCACGCCGACGTTGACAAGATATTTCAATTCCGGCTTTGCCTCGCCGAAAAGATTTTTCTGCGTGATGCCACGAAACCGATCAAGAATTTCCGCGCGTTCCAGCTTCGGCGTGTGCCCCGTCACGATCCCGCATTCTTCGTGTGTCTGTTCGCGGATCGTCTCCGCAATGTGCCTGCAATGGTCAATGCTTGATGCAAAAATCAGAACCTTTTTCCGGTCCTTGCAGAGTTCCGCGATTTCACGGCAAGACGCCGTGACCAGACGCTCATTGTCCATTGCCTTTTCCACATCCTCCGCCACGAATTCCCCGCCGCGGATGTGCAGATTGTCCAAGTCGGCTTTATACTTGCCGTTTTTCGATCTCAGCTTTGAGAGATAACCCGCGACAATGAGTTCCCTTACGCCAATTTCGCAGCAGACCTCATTCAGCAGGTTTTCTTTTCTGCAAATCAGCCCGCCTTTCAGTCGGTAAGGCGTCGCGGTCAATCCGATCAGCCGGATGTTCGGGTTGATTTTTTTCATGTCATCCAGAAAAGAGCGATACATCCCGTCTCCGTCCGGCGGGATCAGGTGCGCTTCATCTATCAGGACAAGGTCAAAACTGCCGAGCTGCGCCGCCTTGTCGTAAACGGATTGGATTCCTGCGACAATGACCCGTTCTCTTGTATTGCGTGAGTTCAGTCCGGCGGAAAAAATGCCGATGTCGATCTCCGGGCAGAGCGCCGCGATTTTCGCCGCGTTCTGTTCCAGCAGCTCTTTTACGTGCGCCAGAATCAGGCATCGCCCCTGCCATAACGTCACGGCGTCCGTCACGATTTTTGCAATCACAATGCTTTTCCCCGCGCCGGTCGGCAATACGACGCAGGGATTCAAGTCTGATTTTCGCATGTAATCATATACCGCATTCACTGCAATCTGTTGATATCCCCTTAATTCCATTCCCATTACCTCGCAATCTTGCAATCTCGCTGTTTCAGTGATCAGTGATCAGTGAATAGTGATCAGTGAAGGAAAGGGCTGCCGCCCTTTGACCCGCTTTTCTCTAGCCACTAACCACTAGCCACTGACCACTATCTCGCAATCTTGCAATCTCGCAATCTTGCTATCTTGACATAGATCATTCCGTCCGGCGGCATCGGCTCCCGCTTGCAGGCGTGCAATTCATGGATCAGAGAATCGTCTTCGATACACCCGGCGGAAACCAGACTGTCGAGCAGGCATTTGAACTGATTATCAATGTCGCGCTTTCTCCGGTCGGGCGGGTAAAAATCAATATACAGTGATACCGGACCCTCGATCTTCGATTGTCCGCTCCGCTGAAAACGGAACTTCACCTGCTCATGATATTTCCTGCCTGCCGCGCTGATAATCGGGAACCTGCCCGTAAACCGCCGGTAGTGATTTTCGGAAACCGCTACCGGCAGTTCCAGTTCAATTACTTGCAATCTTGCTATTTCGCCCACGGGGCTTTTCCTGCCGGTTTCGCCGCTGCCGCCGGAGATGCCGGTTGCGGCGCCGCGTAATTCATGCGCGGGGAATAGCCTTTGATTTCGTTCCTTACCTCGCCGTCTGCGTCTGTCTTGACCTTGACGGCAATCGTAAGCGGCAGGTTGTGCAGCTCCACGGAATCGCCGGGCTGCAATACGTTGACCGCGCGGCAGATTGCCGACAGTTCGCCGCGCGCAATCTGAACCGCCTGCTGGTTCGGGTTCGACAGGTTCAGGCGCGCCCACAACTTCCGCCCCTTGAAATCGCCTTCGATGATTTCAAACGTGAGTTGCAGATATTCACCTGTCCCGCTTTTGGTCTCTTTCATTTCACTTTCCGTAATCACCGCCTGATATTTCCCCGCAGGGATTGCGTCGAAACTTGCCGGTTCCACTTCACTTGCGTTAAATCCGCCTAAATTTGCCATGATGTTTTTCTCCTTAAAGAGTAATGTTTTTTATCTCGCAATCTTGCTATTTCGCAATCTCACAATCTTTCTTGTATCCCGCCTGCCATGCCGTAATGAAGGCATTCCAGTCAAGCGGCAGTTCCACGGGCAGGGCGAAACGGTTTTTCGCGATGAACGGCAGATTGTCCCCGCCGGTTGTGTTCATGATTCGTTCGCCGCCGTCCGCGCCGACAGCCACGGTCCGCGCGGCGGTCTTGTTGAATCCGGCGTCTTCTTTCTGGACGCGGACTTTGCGCGTTGCGAAAAATACGCCGTCCGTCCATTCGGAAATCATCTTCCACGCCTTTTCATACAATCGCGGCTGGAACTGGTCAAAGGTGCCGATCTGCGGATTGATGACCTGCTTTACATCGCTGTGCCCGATCAGGATAATGCTCATGTTCCGCTGTTCGCGGATCGCAGACAGGATTTCCAGCACCTCGCCCCAGCGGTTCGTATATTCGGTATAGCCTTTGCCGTAACCGCCGTTTGCCTGCTGTATTGTCTCCACACCGTGCCGTTCGCAGACATACTTGAACAGCATCCGTTCTGTCGCGGAAATGGAATCGACCGCCAGCGTTTCGAAGTCGTGTTCTTCATTCAGGACCGCTTTCAGCGTAGCAAGAAATTCCGGATATGTTTTCACGGTCGGGAATTTCGCGCAGTCGATTTCATTCAACCCGTCTTCGGTCGGAATGAATACCGTCTTTGGCGCCTTTGCCGCAAATGTCGATTTCCCTACACCCTCCTGACCATAAAGCAGAATGATCGGCGGTTTCGGCGTCTTGCCGTAAATAATGGACTCTATCATAAAAAAGCTCCTTTTTTTTAGTTAATAATTAAGAGTGAGATAGTTAAGAGTTGCGGAAGGGCTGCCGCCCTTTGACCCGCTTTTTTAACTCTTAACTCTTAACTCTTAACTGTTGAATGTGAGGATTCGTTTCTGTTCAAATCCGGTCGGATAAATGCCGGAGTTCCGGCACTCGATCAGACGGCGGATCGCGGCGGCGTTGATACGTTCCGCGGCTTCCAGCTCGACTTCCGGAATCTGCCAGACTCCGCAGATATGCGATTCCGTTTTGTCAACCGCAATCATATGCACCGGGTAACTTTTCCCCGTGGCGACCATGAGCACCGCCCAGTAGAAAGCCAGTTGCAGGATATAGCCGTATTTGCGTGCGTCAACTTCAAAAAATTCGATATCTGCGCATGTCTTCAAGTCGATGATCCCGGCAGACGGACTGAACTTGTCTATGCGGATTTGACAAGGCATCCCGTGATAGTTCGCCCTGACCACGCTTTCAGCCATCCCGTCCCACAGCAGTTCCGGCGCGACGGGATGGTTTTCAACACTGTTTTGCATGTCGGCGATGATTTCAAAATCCGCCGTCGTGACAACTTCCCCGCGTTGAACGGAAAGCCAGTCCTGATACGCTTTCGTATCTTTCCCGTAAGGCTTGCCGGTGCGTTCATTTACCGGACCGTCCGACACGGTATAGGTTTTTTCAAACGCCGCGCCGCCTTCCAGAATCATTTTATGCACCGCCCGACCAAAGGCATATTCCGGCTTGTCCTTGTCTTCGATCATTCCGGTGATCTTCTGATGATAACGGTATGGCGACCGGCGGAATTCCGCAAGCATGTGGCTTGACAGATATTGCCCTGTCCGGCTCCGCGCATGATATGCCGCTTCGTCTTCCCTGATGAAAATGTCTGCACTATTCATTGTCCGAGGTCTCCAGCAGTCTGGTTTCAATTACTTCGGTGTCCGTCCATCCGGGGGCGCTTACGTTCTCGAAAAGGTCGAACACGGCTTCGCAGTCCACTACAAGCATGTTGTTTTCCGATTCAAGATTGTATTCCGCCATTTGATTTTCCGTGCCGGTGAAAAGCCTTTTGAATTCATGTTGCACCTGCGCTTCACGGAAGTCCGCCAGCGGCACCAGCGGGACACGTTTCCTGTTCCGGAAAGTGAAGTATTTTTCGTCACGGTTCGCGCCGAGCCCATTGATGAAAAGGTCTTCCAGTTCGGAATCCGTCATCTTCACAACCTCTACGATTTCGCCGGTATCATTGCGTTCTATCGTTTTCATGCCATCCTGCGGCGTGTGATAGCGGACCGTGCATTCGACCATTCGGATTTCCCGTCCGGAAGAAATCTTCTGCGAGATTGCATTGATTTCTGCATCCGCCGCGTCGATCTCCGCTTTATACTGGCTCATCGCCTGTTTCTTGTCGTCTTCCAGACGTCTTTTCTTCTGCGATGCGTCCGCCAGCTCCACGCCGAGCGTTTTCATTTCTTCGACCGTCAGCAGACAAGTCAGATTTTTTTTGACCGTAGCCATTGCTACACCCTTTCTTTGTTATTGGTTATTGAGAATGCGCCCGTCTTCCAGAATGATTGAAGCGCGTTCGTTTTTGCCTACAATGGTTCCTATGCCCTGCATGTTCTTTTCCGCAAGATAGGTCCCGAAGTCGTCAAGCGTCTTTTCGTCCATCGCCTCCAGACCGTCGATCAGGACAAATCCGCAAGACGGTTTTGCTTCCATGCAGATAGCCGTTGCGACTTTCAGGCGTTCCGCGCCGCTCATGCAGTCCCATTTCTGATTTTTGTAAAGCAGTTCGCCATCTGCGTTGATGGAAAGTTCCGGCAAGGGCAGATTTGCATTTTTCAGCAGCCTGATCCGCTCCGTGTCGATTTCTTCAAGATTTTTGGTCATGCGGTCGGATTGACTTTTCAACTCCTGAATGTTTTCATAAACCTTTCCCGCTTCCTCTTTCTGGCGGACAAGCTGATTCAGTTGATCCGCGGATGTGATCTTCTGCTTGATTTCATCCAGAGGCATTGGTGGCATGGCTTTCAGGTCGGATAACATGCCGCCAATTGCATTTTTGATTTCCTCGCCCTCCTGCGTAATCGCTTCTTCCCGGAGTTCGTTTTTTTTCAGCTCTGCTTCCAATGCCTTGATCTTTTCCGCAATTGCATTGCCTTCCGTGATGATATTGTCATATTCATTTTCAAGGTCGGACAGCTTTTTCTTTTCAGATTCAATCCGATTGATCTTCCGCTCACGTTCCGCATTGTATTCCATTGCATCCTGCAATTCCTGCGAGAGTGTGAGAATGCTGATTTCGGAGGGCGGCGCGCCTTCTCCTTTCGGCATTGTGTCAAACTGGTATTGTATGCGTTTGATGTCCCTGTTGACATCTGCGCGGCGGTCCCTGATGTCCTTTTCTTTCTTCTGGAGCATAAGCAGCGCGTCCGCCAGCTCCGGGAACATTTTCAGCAGAAGGTCCGCTTTTGTCTTATCGTTTGAGTTCATAAAGCCGGACAGGTCAAGTGCAAATTTGCCGATGATCTCATCAAGCATCTTCTGACCGCCTTTCATCCCGCGGCGGTCCGTGATCTTGAGAGTCGCATTTTTGCCGCTGCGCTCCACCGTGTATTCCCCGACTTCCACTTTGATATAGGCATTGCCGTCACTGTTCGTGAGCGCAGACGGTCGGAACGCTTCTCCGCCGAGCGCGTAGGCGATTGCGTCAAGGACAGACGTTTTTCCCTCACCGTTATTGCCGCCGATGATAGTCAGCCCGTCCGTGTTCGGCTGGAACTCTACAAGTTTGATTCGCTTCACGTTTTCAAGTTTCAATGCAGTGATTTTAGCTTTCATTTCATATTCTCCCTGATGTCTTTGATTTTGAGTTCAATGTCTCTGTAATTTATGCAGCATGTCCGCAGCGCCGCCACGAATTCCGGCGCATTGCATTGCCGGTGAAACTGTTCATACTCCATTACCTGTTTGGGTTCCGTCAAGCTGAACGGCTTGCCCGCGTCCATTGCCTGAATGATCTGCGTCAGTTTCAGGATTCTGGCGCCCAGTTTCATATTGACTCTTTCCTGCTTGCCGTTCAGGATATGGTAGAGTATTTTCTGATTGACGCCGCAGATGACGGACAATTCCGTTATGGTGCGCGTCTTGCGTGCCTGCCGGATGTTTTCGATCATGAGCGGCGTAATCGAGATTGTGGCTGGAACGTATGTCATATGCCCGCCTCCGCTCCCGGCGTCAGCAGCGCGTCTACCGATTCGGGTGTAATCCGGATCAGGCGCCTGCCGACTCTGACGCTCTGTAACCGTCCTTCCCTGATATACCTGTCAACCGTGGCGCGGCTGACGGACAGCAGCTCTGCCGCTTCATCTCTGGTAAGCGGTCTTGCATGTCCCGTCTGCTTCTTGTCATAGGCTTTCAGTGCGTCGATCAGCGCGCCCGGACTCAATTCCGGAATATAGGGTTGCAGCAGCCCTGTTGCCGCGCTCAATACCGCCGAAGATATTTTACTGTTGATTTTCATTCGTCATATCTCCATCTTCTGTTCAGTTTCATTCTGTTCGGGAACCGCGCGTCCCGCACGATGATGCCGTAATCTTCCAGCTCCGCAAGTATTTCATCGCGTTCACCGGCGCAGGTGTGATATCCGCCGGTACCGTTGCTGACATCTTTTTTCAGTACTCCGTCGCCGCGGTCATATTTCCCGATCACATCCAGAATACGCCGCACCAGCTTTGCTTCCCGTGTGTCGCTGATCGCCACCCGTTCCGGCGCTCCCGGCATGTCTCCCGCACCTCCGTCAAACTCAATGATGATTCTCATGTTTCCTGTCCTTCCTGTCCTTTTCTCCCTGCAATGTAGAAAATCTCCGACATCAGCGGAAACTTTTCACATTTCCGCCGGAAGAACTCGTAAACCTGCTTGTCGGACCGCAGCTGCAAATCCTTCTGGAGCTGCTTCATTGTCATGTGCGGATTCGCCAGACGGCGCCGCAGGATTTCAAACTCGAACGGCGACAAATCGAGGAAAAAACGGACCAGCATCAGAAGCTCGTCACAGTCGAACTTCCGCAGCAGAAAACGG